CTGTAGTCGTCGGTGGCTGCAGGATCGGTGATCGACAGCACGTTGACCACGTCGCTGGGCATGTCGTAGGCGTATTGCCAGGGGGTGGGTGGTGTCTCGGCCAGCAGGGCGGGCTGCACGCGCTTGGTGGCAAAGCCCCAGGTGTGCATCTCCAGCAGCGCATCGCGCGCCATTGGGTAGAACCGTGCGCAATGCACGGCCTGGATGCTGCCACTGGGCGGGCTGATCGAAGCGACGGTCGCGGTGTCACCCAGTTCGGCCAGTGCCGCGTTGCAAATATCGACTTCAGATGCCAAGGCAACACCCCGTTATAAAAAGGCAGGGCCGAAGCCCTGCAAAGGCAACTGCGTTACCGCAGGATTCAGACCAGATCGCTTTGAGCGTCGGCGGCGACAGCCTTGTCGGCTTCGGCGGCGGCGGCTTCAGCGTCCAGTACTTTTTGCACCAGGTCGCCACGGGTGGGGTCAGCGTCCAACTCGGCCTTCAGGGCGTCGTAGTTGGCGTGCAGCGCGGCGGCGGTGTCGACCAGGGCCTGGTGCGCTTCGGCTTGTGCCTTGGCGAACGCAGCGTTGGACTTTTTGGTCACCAGTTCCATGCCGTCGATGGCAGGGTTCTTCAGTGCGTCGGCGGCTTCGTAATCGAAGACATCGCCAGCTTTGCGCATGGTGCCTTCGTGAAAGAGAGTGGTCAGGGCGCGAACTTGTGCCATGTTGTGGTTCCAGGTTTGAAGCAGAAAAGAGGCCAGACCCAAGGGCCTGGCCGCTTACTCTTAGGCCACAGTGAAGCCGGAGTTGAACAACGTGTTGTTGCCCTTGTCCTGCACCGACTTGGTCACGGCAGCCACCACGGAACCGGCAGTCATCGTGCCCAAGGTGATGTACTGCAGAGCCATGTAGCGGCGTGCTGTCAGAGGTGCCACGCGATCCAAGTGGATCGGGATTTGCGTGCCAACTGTCAGGCTGGCGATTGGCAGCGCAGCTTCCAAGATCACGGTGGTGACGTTGGTGGTGATGGCTGCGTCGTCGGCGACCACCAGGGCGACCTGCATCGAGGTGCCGCCAGTGAAGGCTGCCGTCACTTCGACCATGATCTCCATGCCCTCGCCCATGCCCAGGTCGCGTGCGGTGTTACCCGTACCGACACCGGCCAAGTCGACGACGTTGGTGGAGGTGAAAGTCTGTGCCGTGCCAGCCAGGGATTGGCCGGTGACAGTGTTGCCGGTGATGGTGCCGGAGAATTGCAGAAGAGCGTCGATGATCATATTGACCTTCCTTTACTTGATTTGTTGACCGCTGGCCGGAATGGCCGCTTTGTAGGTGGCCCAAGGCGTCACGCTGGGGCGTGCCTTCCAAGGGTCTGACCAGATGACGAACTGTTGCTCGCGCGGATCGGACACCACCGAGCCGCCCACCGGCACGCCGGTCGGGGTTGAAGTGTTGTCCGTTGGGTTCGCCATCTGGATCTCGCCGATTAGCTGATCTGAGTTTCGGTGGTCAGCAACTGGTCAACGCGACGCAGGGGCACGCCCTCGAAGCTCAACCAGGACTGGGGTGTACCGAATTGGTTCAGGCCCTTCTCGACGCTCAAAGCGTAGTTGCTCTTGTTCAAGGCTTGGATGCGCAGGAACGAGTACACGGTGCGGTTCATGTAGAACACGGGGCGACCGTTGGCCAGGTTGGGGATGCGATCCAGAGCGCGCGACATGAGGGAGATCAGGTCGGCGGGGCTGGAGTTGGCCACCAAGTTGGACACAGAGATGTTCGCAATGCGAACGACATAACGCCAGTCCTTCACGACCAGGCCGTTCTTCCACTGGTAGTGGGTTTGGAAGGCCTGGTACGGGTTGCCCGAACCGTCATACACGGTCAACTGGCCGGTGTCTTCGTGGGTCAAGCCAGCGCGCGAACCTTTGGGGAACGGGCAGAACACGGTGTTTTCGCCCCACACGACCAGGTAGATCGATGTGTTGGTGGCACCGGATGTGCCGACAGCGTTCAGAATGTTCTGGCTGTTGTTGGCACCGGAGATCGCACCGTAGCGCACGGCCAGGCCCAGGTACTGACGGGGGTCAGTGGCGGGGTTGCCGTAGAACAGTGTCTGGGCTTGTGCCTGGTTCATGGCTTCCAGGAACGCGCTGTCTTCAGACAGACGGAACTGGCTGGTGTTGCCGTTCAGTTCGGCCAGGTCTTTGTCGACGCGGCTGTAGGCTTCCAACATGCCAACGGATTCGTCCACTTGTGCGGTGGTCGATTTGCTGGATGGGACGCCTTGGTTCAGCGAGCGCCAGTAGACGGCAGGCAAACCAGTGCGGATGGTGACGCGGTGACCGGTCGGCAAGTTGCCTTCCATGAACACAGCATCTTCGAGGATCTCGTTGGACTGCGAAAGCAGTTCAGCAACGACGGGGACTTTGCCATCGGGATCGAGACGTTTGGCCCAGTCGGCAAGGGTCAGTGCGCCAGTAGAGAGAACAGCCATTTAAAGCTCCTTATTTCATGGTTGGATACAGCTTTGAGCCTGCGCTCGCTGCTTGCGAAGCACCTTGGCCTGAAGGCACAAAGTTGCCCGAGCTAATCTTCTGACCGGCCCGATAGAAAGCGCGAATGATCTCGGGGTGGTTGCCCAGTCCCGATTCGTTCAACAGCTTGGTGAGTTCAGGCGAGCCGAAAGTCTCCAGGGCCTTCTTTGCGATGGCCATGTTTTCTTGCAGCTTTTCGCCGCCGAACTCTTTGTCGGTTTTCGATGCTTCCATCCAGCCCGTCCGCGCGGTTTCCAGTCGGGCCTGTTGGGCCTTGGACATCTCGGGGGCGATCTGGTCGATCATCTTGGCGGCTTGTTCCTGCGTCAGATCCAGTTCACGGGCCAGGCCCTCGAACTTGGACAAAACGCTGGAGTCCACCTTGCCATCTGCGGTCTTGAAGTCGTAGGCTGCGGGTGCCTTGACCTGTGGGGTTGCGGGTGCTTCTGTCGTCGTGGGTGCCGCTGCGGCAACTACGGCAGCCGGTGCTGCGGTCGTGGTTGTTGCATCGGCAGCAGGGGCTGCGGAGGCAGTTGTCGTGGCGGCGCTGTCGGTACTTGTGGGTGTTCCCGATGGTGCTGCCGCTGTCGTGGTTTCAGTCGTCACTGTTTGGCCTCTTCAATCATTTCCGCATAGCGTTCGGGGCTGTGTTCGGTTATTGCCGCAAGGAGCATCAGCCCCGTGTTGCGGTTGCCTTCGTTGAAAGACATCTGCAGCGCATTGGTGTGAAACGACAAGCGGAAGACACCTGCATTCTGCAAAAGGCGATTGACGATGCGCCGTCCCCTCTTGGAACTCATGAGCCACTGGAGGTCTTGCGCTTCGGCACGCTCGGCCAGCTTGGACATCTCTGTCCGTGCCAGGCGGGCGGCGTCGTTCGCTTCGGTATCCAGTGGATCACTCATGCGGGCAATGTAGTCGCGCGCGGTGCGGGCTTGTACACCCTCACGCGCCAGGATCGTTGCGTGTGCCGTAGAGCGCACCGGCTGCGTCGTTGGTCGACTGGCCAGCGCTGGTGATCTCCATGCCGGTGATCTGCAAGGACATCGATGTCTCGGCTTCGCCTTCCTTGTCGGAGTAGGCCGAGGTGCTGCACACGTTGGCCATGGCGCTGAAGCTGATCTTGCTGCCCACTGCAGGCAAGGACGTGATGCCCAGCTTGGCCAGGTCGTCGTCGTTCAGGCGAATCTGCAGGCCGTAGGGGTACGGGTTTTGCTCGGCCTCGCCGATGGTGGCCTGCTCGGCCATTTCCTCGGGGCTGGATTTCATGTCGATCATGGTGGTGTCCTCAGTAGCAGGCCAAGACGTTGCCAGCCGACACGGTGGTGCCGGTGGCCCACACGCGGGTGGCGCGGATGTAGGTCACACCGAACCAGTTGGCCGAGATGATCAGCGTGACCACGGTGCCTTGGGGTGTGGTGATCTTCACGTTGCCGGTGCCCTGGAAGATGAACGCACGGCAAGGGCCACCAGGCAGATCCACGGTGTCGCTGGGCGTGACCGCCTGGATGTCGTTGATCGGCGTGAAGTCGTTGTAACTGTCGATGAAGGGACGGCCTACGTTGAAAGTCATGGTGGTTTCCTTTTACTGTGCGGGTGCGCCCAGCCCTTGGCTGAACATGTTGAGAACGTCGCTGGCCGCGTTGCCGCCAGTGGTCGGGGTTTGGCCCAGGTTCTTGGCGGTCTGGGACATCTGGTTCATCTGCTCGGCCTTCTGAGCCGCTGCCTGCGCTTTGGCGCGCTGCTGACGGATCTCGGTCACGCGGTCTTCGTCGATGACCAGGTCGGGGTTGATGCCCATCGCGTCGCTGTACTCGTCGGCCCAGCGATCGGCGTCGAACTTGTCCAGCACCTCGGGCTTGATCTGCGCCACAGCGGTCAGGGACTGCGTGAAGCGGTCGATGCCGTTGGTGGTGATCGCGCGCTGGGCCTGGGCCAGCATGGACACCAGTTCAACGCTCAGGGTCTGGCCCTGCAACTCGGGTGGCGGCGGGGGCAGCATGTCGGCCTCGACCATGCGCTGGAAGGTCACGTCGATCAGCGGCTCAAGCAACTCGTCTTGCAAGCGCTCCAGCACTGGGCCGAGCATGAGCATCTTTTCTTCGTGGCGTTCGGTGACCTCGGTGGCCGTCATGTGCGTGGTGGCCGCGTTGTCCTGGCTGATCATCATGAACAGGTCAACGTAGAAGGCCGAGTTGATGCGGCCCCGCACGTCCTGGATGTCGCCCAGCAGGGCCTGGATGTTCAACTGCACATCGAACGCGGTCTGCACGGCCTTGCCACCGGCAGCGGTGTCGACGTAGGTGATGCCGCCAGGCAAGCGCTCCACGTCGCGGTTCTTCATGCTGGTGGGCACCTGCAGCGGCGGGTTGACCATGTAGTCGATCGCCTGGCTCTTGCGAAGCTGCTCGTGCTGCAACTGCTTGATGTCGCCCAGGGCTTCCTGGCCAGGGCTGTTGCCGTAGATGTCGCCGCCTTCCACGTCCCAGCGGGGGCACACAGCGGGAAAGCGGGTAAAGCCACCCTCGCGCAGGAACTCGTCGCCCGATGCGCCCTGCTCCAGGTAGGTGTCCGTCCAGGCCATGTTCTGCGCATCCAGCATGGCCGGATCGCGGTCTGCGCGTGGCTCGATGGCGTGGATCACGGTGACCCAGGCGTCCAGCGTGCCGCGCTCGTACAGCGACCTGGTCGAGGTGGACACGCGATCGATGCCGAACTCGCGCACCAGTTGGGCGACCGTCATCTGGAACTCGCGGTACAGCGTGTCGACGCGGCCTTGCGCGTTCACGGCCACCGCGTACTCGCCGATCGTGATCGGGTGGACGTGGATCACGTTGTTGAAGTCGGCCATGATGATCGCAGCACCCGTGCCGAAAGCGCCCAGTTCCTTGTACAGGCTGTGCAGCGCGCGGTACGTGTTGGACTTCTGGAAGATCGTCAACATGATGTCGGTGGTGTCGGCCAGCCACTGCTTGACCGCAGGCACCTTGTTCAACTGCGCATCGGCGGTGGCTAGACGGAACCAGGGCCTGGCGGGGGAGGTAAGCCCGCCCATAAGGCCAGCAGCAAGCACGTTAAGTGCGCGAGATCCTGTGGAGTCATAGATGTTGTTGTGGCGCTTTTGGCCACGGTTGCGGTCTTGCACGAAGTAGCGGCCCTGGCGAGGCGTCACGAACTGCGTGATCTCGCTCCAGTGCTGCCACCAGGAGGCGCGCTCTTGTTTCAACTGGCTCCAGCGAGTCAGGATCTGCTGTCGTTTGGTGAGTAGTTCGGCCATGCGTTAAGACCCCAGCAAGGTGTTTTTGCCCAGGTTCAGGCTGTTGGGATCGACGCCGCCAGCGCCGGTCAGAAGGGTTTGGGCCACGCCCTGGGAGCCGCCAGCACCGTTGCCGCCCGAGCCTGGCAGGCCGAGCGCAGCGCTAGCGCTGGTTGCGCTTTGTTGTGGCGCGGGCATCGCGGTGGGTGGCGTGGCGTTGGGGATGCTGGGCGATGGGGCCATCAAGGTGGTCAGCAAGCTGGCACCGGAGACGGCCAACTGGCCCGCCTGCAGCAAGTCCTTGCCCGTCATGCCGTCCAGCAAAGAGGTCGACGTGGTCTTGGCCAGCGAGCCTTCTGCAGCGGTGGCATCGGTTGCGGTGGTCGCAGTGGTGGTCGCCGTCTGCGCAGCCGGTGCGGCAGCCGCATCGGTGGCGGTCGTCGTGGCAGCGGTGTCGGCGGTGGTTCCAGCAGCGTTCACACCGGCAGTGCCCGCCGCGTCGGCAGCGGTGGCACCCACGGTGGCATCGGCACCCGCCGTGACGGCGGCGTCGGTGATGGCGGCGTCCGCCCCGGCTTCGACGGCCACGTCAGCAGCGGTGGCCGCAACCGCGTCACTGGCGAAGAATTCAACAACAGCGGCAACAGAAGCGCCCATTACAAAACCTCACTGAACAGAATGTCCTGCACCTTGCAGCCCATGCGGGGCAGCAGCTTGGCCAGGGGGGTGTTTTCTTTGGCATGCCAGAGCATGAGTTGAACGCCACGCGCAGCGCATGCGGCTTTGGTGGCCTTGATCAGCTTCACGCCCAGCGACCCTTGTCGGTGCTCGGGCGCGAGGAAGATCATGTCGTTGTGCGCGCACAGCAGGTCTTTGTAATGCAGGTGCGGCGTCACGATGTTGATGCTGTAGCCGATGACCCGATCGCCGTCGTACACGGCCAGGTTCACCAGCACGCCCAGGGCTTCGAGGCGCGCATATCGCTCGATGTCAGGGGCGTAGACCATCAGGTCTTTGTTCAGGGCGATCTCGTCGTAGTGCGTGAGGCCCAGCGCTTCGTTGGCCTTTATGGCGTCAGCGATGCCAGTGAACTCACGGATTTCGAACGACACACACGCCCCTTAGAGATTTGCGAGGGGATCGTAGTCTTTGACCGATTGGCCTTGTACACCAGCGAAGGGGTTGTGCGAGCCGCTGGTGGCGTAGCGGCGGATCATGTCAAGCGGTGGCGTGTCGATCAGCGCCAGGATGTAGGCCGACGCCCAGTCAGGCGATCGCCCGATGCGCTTGTAGATCGCCTCGCGGCTTTCCACCTGGATGCTGGACGCGGTCATCTCCCACGTCGGGGCGCACAGATCGGCCAGCAACTGCGGATCGGGCGGCAGCATGATGCCCGTGTTGTTGGACGGGTCGAGCGCTTCGCGCATCTTCCACCAGTACTGGCTGCGCTGGTTCTTGAAGCGCAGGCGGCCCGACAGATCGGTGGCGGTGGCCTTCTCGCTCACGTTCACACCGATGACGTGCTGGCGGTTGCTGTTCAGGTAGTCGTAAGGCGATGCGCCCACGCCGATCACGTCAATGTGGATCGGAGCACCATCACGCAGTGCGCCCACGACCAGGCCAGCGACCGATGGGCCGTCCGGTGTCTGCGTGCCCGCATAGGTCAACGCCTTGTCGAACCACATGCCATGGCGTCGCGCGATGATCGTGTTGTCGCGGCCCCCACGCGCCACGTCCACACCCATCGAGGACATCGGGGGCTTGGGGTAGTAGTCGACCCAGCGGGCCTGCGCAGCCTCCACCCAGGCGGTGGGGATCAATTGCCACTCGTCGTCTTCAACACCGGCCATGAAGTCACCTTTCAGCATTTGGGAGCGCAGCGGCTCGGGCAGGCCTTGCAGCGTCTTCACGTATGCGGTGCCCATCAGGTAAGGGTTGTCCGTCACGCGCGACGGGATGAAGGTGCGCGACAGCGGCACGATGATGTCGGTCTGGTCGGGGTACAGCAGCGGATCGAAGTCGTAGTCGCGCTCGTTGTCGTCCAGCAGCACAAAGGGCCTGGCGTCGGGCACCTCGATGTCCTTGCCTGCCACCGTGGCGAAGTAGCGCAACTCGCCAGGCTTGGCCGGGTTGGGGTGCTTCTTGTCCAGCCAGGGCGCAAAGAACGCGATGATCCACCGGCCCTCTGCGGTGGTGGGCGGGTTGAAGGTCAGCAGCACGCGGCAGCGCTGATTGGGGTTCTTCGCGTTGCGGTTCCAGCCCATCAGGAAGCGCACAGCGGCCTCGCGCATGTTGGCCGCCTCGTCGTAGATGATCAGGTCATGCGGTCGGCCCTGGTACTTCTTTTCGTCCTCGGGGTTGGGGAAGGAGCCAAGCTCGATCTGGCGTGCTTTGCCGTCGGGCGTGGTCAAACGCCACATGTTGTCCTTGCCGCTGAACTGGTCACGCGAGCCGATCAACTGCGTCAAGCGATCCTGAATGCCGGTCAACTCGGTGCCGTTCTCCCGGAAGATGGCGGTGACCTCATGCTCGGTCAGCGCCAGGCCACAGGCCAAGTCGGTCTTGCCACCACCGGCAGCGCCACCGAAGCCGGTGATGTCGGCCAGGGACGAAAAGGCCAGGGTCTGGGGGCCTGGTAGCGGTGTCCACACCGGCTCGGGGATCGCGGCCAGCAGTGCGTCCAGTTCTTTGCGTTCGGCTGCCGTGAGGTAGGGCAGCAGCGATTCGATCTCTGAGGCCTTCACGGGTCAGATCAGGTCGGAGGTATCGACCGGGTCGGGATCGTGGCTTGTAGCCCCCTTGCGGGCCTGCGCTGCGGCCAGGATCTTGGCCAGCTTGGTGGCTGCGCTCGAATCGTCGACCTGGATGGCACCACCATCGGCACCGGTCAACTCCAACGCGGCCTTCTCGCCATAGCGCTTGGGGGCCAGCTTGGACAGATACCACTTGCGGGTGTCGATCTGCAGTCGGCGATGCGCAACGTCACCGGCATCGGTGGCACCGTTGTCCAGGCAACCGGACGGGCGATCAGAGATTGCGATGATCTCTTCGGCCATGAGATCCAAGCCGACGGTCTTCGCGCGTGCGTATTGCTCCGCGAAGGTGCTGTGTTTTCCAAGCCACTCCGCTACGGCTGAGTTCGACGGCATCGCCGGATCGCGGCAAATACTGCGCAACGACTCGCCAAGCGCCAAGCGCTCGCAGATCGCGTCTGCCGTTTGCTGTGTGAATGAAGAAGGTCGTCCCATGCAGGCAAGAGTAGTGCCGCCTGCGGTTTGCTTGTACACCTCACCGGCTGCGGTACTTGCAGATCCTCACCACACTGCCCTTGCTCACCTCGAACTTCGCAGCCAATTGGCCATACGACCAGCCGTCGACCTCACGCAAGCTGCGGATCAGATCGACCTCCCGATCTGACAGCGTGGCCTTGGGGTGCATCTGGCCAGCGTTTCGTTTCCTAATCGTCAAACGCGCAGAAATTCGCATGTTTGATTTCCTTCCAGGGTTCGCGCAAATTTTGCGCATTCATCTTAAATTCCCACTCCATTTCCGCGCCATGCCATCCCACTTACCACTCCCCCTAAAGGGTGGAGTGGGTGGGTGGGAGTGAACAAGGCCTTTGCCACTTACCACTTGACACCATAAGTGGGATCAAAGTGGTAAGTGGGATTGGGAACGCGCAAGGATTACGCATTCGGATCACGCAAGATTTGCACGAAGCCCTCTTCCACCATGAAGAGTTCCTTGGCTGCAGCCGATGTGATCGACTTCATGACCAGGTCACGGCGGCGATCGCGCTTGCCTTCCTCATGCGGTATTTGCGCCACGCAGGCCTCGATCAGGTCGGTCTGTGGCACCTTGCCATCCACCGCGAAGCCAGCCAGGTCATGCGCCACGCGAACCACGATGCGCTCGTTGTCGCCCAGCTTGACCTTGGCACGCCGCACCTTGCGATCGGTCGTCTGGCCATACTCCACGATGCAACTGGTGATGTCGTCCCCGTCCTCGTCTGTGCCCAGCACCACGTCGTGCAGCTTGAAGCCATAGGACTGGCCGTCTTGCCCGTCCTTTTGCTTGGTCACCGTCACACAGCGGTCGTTCTCAAAGCGCGACACCTCCAGCACCACATCACTGGCCGCGTGGGTGCCTGACCAGCCCCGTGCGCCCTTGCTGGCATCCTTGCCACTGTGGTGAACCAGCAAGACCATGCTGCCCGTGGACTGGCTGATCTTGCGGCAGTAGCCCAGCGCCTTGCCCATGTCCTCGCCGCTGTTCTCGTTGGCACCGGGCGTGACCTGCGCGAACGTGTCCATCACGATCAGGTCATACGGGCCACTGGCCTTGATGTCCGCGATCAGGTTGGACACGCTGGTGGTGTCCATCAGGTTGGGGGTAACGTCGGAGATGATGTCAATTCCGAGAGCGCTCGGATCAATTCCTGCCTGGTGGCAATAAGCCTTGACACGCAGGTTGAAACCTCCAACGCCTTCGGCGACGACGTACAGGACTCGGGACTGCCGCCCGCGTTGGCCGTTCCAGTCGATGCCTCGGCCAAGGGCTGCGCAGACATCGAAGGCAAGGAAGGATTTTCCTGATCCTGATTCACCATAAAGCACTCCGAGTGTGGCCTTGGGCAAGAAGCCCTTGATCAGCCATGAGATGGGTTTGACCGTGGACATGAAGTCCGCAGCCGATCGGATGTTGAAGTGGCCACCCGGTGGGCGTGGCTCGGGCGCATAGACCTCGAACTCGGCGGCACTGGCTGACTGGCCAACGGTGACGCCAGCGTCTCGCGCCAGCTTCAGCAATGTGCCCGCTGTGACCTGGCGGTCGGCGGTGCGACCGAACCCGTCCCACTTGGCTTCAAGCACCTCGCGGTTGGGGTAACGGCTGGACTGCTCGCTCCACTCGTTCCACAACTCGAACCCCTCGCCGCCCGTCTCATGGTGCAGCGCCATGCCGACCGACAACCACTCGGTGTAGTCCATGCCAGGATCGATGGCCTTCAAGCACTCGGCGATCTGCTCAGGGGTCAAGCCCAGTGGCTCGCTGTTGCCTGCCGGATCTGCATCGCCGAAGCGCTGGCTGTACAGGGCTTTGACACGCTCGGGCATGTCGGCCAGGGTGTTCTCGCTGCCCGTCAGTTCGGTGATGTCCAGCACGTTGCCGGTGAACGTCACGAAGCCCTTGGTGCTGAACACCTCAAAGCCAAAGCTGCTGGCCGTGGCGTGGCTCTTGCGGTTGGTGCCAAGCGACCCACGCACGAAGGCGCGAACGCCCTGGCCAGAGGGGCTGTACTCGGCATACGTGCCCGCGATCACGTCCTCGACCTGGCGATCAAGTCCAGTGGGGCCGACGCAGTTGTCGAAGTCCAAGGCGGTGATGCCGAACTCGGGCAGGATGGCCAGGCCCACGCCGTCATAGCCGCGTGCGGCTGCAGCCTTGCGCGCTGCGTCAAAGGTGGACAGCTTGGCCCGGTCGGCGGTACTGCCCGCGACACCGTAGCGCTTGCCCCCGCCCGTGTAGTAAGGAACCTTGCGCGGCTTGTCGCCCTCGCCGTCCTCGAATCGCCAGATCAGCCAGCCTTGCAGGCAGCGCAGGGGCGCAGGGGCCTGAATGCCGTTGACGTGTGGGGTAATTGAGTGAACCACAGCGGACATTCTCAATGCCCCGCTGGGCCTCCGACCGCCTCAAAGCCCACGCGGGCCACAGGTTCAAGGTGACGCGGATCGACCAGGCGTTCGCGCGGGATGCCGTACAGCGCTTCGATCTCAGCGATGCGACCGATCGGGGCGTAGCCCTGGGCGACCCACTGCTGGATGGCCTGCTGCGAGACGCCCAGGGCCTCGGCCAGTTTGATCTGCGACCCCGCAGAGATGACGGCATCACGGATGCCAGGTAGTTGGTGGTTCATGTTTTGCTTTCTGTGTCAAGGGGCTATTGCCCGATCAACATCATACAAGAAAAACAAGATATGAATCTATCTTTCCCCTAGTGCCCTTGTGTTACCCTGTTTCGATATGTCGACGCTGATCAAAGAGTTAAGAGAAGAGAAGGGTCTGACCCAGGTTGAGATGGCCAAGCTGACAGGCGTCAGCCAGCAAGCCGTTCAGCAGTGGGAAACCGGCCATTCGTCGCCCCGAGGCTCCCGGCTTGGGAAGGTCGCCTCGATACTGGGCGTCGACGCTAACACCTTGAAGCGCGGCACCCGCGCAGAACAGCCAGTCGATATGAATAAATTCAGAGGACTGGTCTACGGCATCTTGCGCCGCGCAACGCCCGAGCGCGTGGGCAAAGAGGTCAAGGTCAAGGGCGTCAAGTGGAGCCTGGACTACCTGAGCGAGAACAAGGCCGTGGACATCGTGCCCGGCAACGCGCCCGCCGAGATCGCCGCAGCCCTGTGGCAACTGACCACCTTTCAAGCGGCCACCGGCAAAGAGGCCAGCCTGGTGCTGGTCATCGAGGACGGCTCCAGCACCGCGTCAATCGTCTTGCAGCGCATCACCGCCCAGGCGGCACTGGTGGACATCAAGGTCTTCTCGACACCCGCTGTCGAAGACCTGGCCGATCTCATAGCAGACATCGAAGCGATGTAGACCTAGGGTAAACCCCTAGAAAATCGCACGTTTAAAAATACAAGACAATACAAGTTCCGTGTTGTAATTGATCCCATCGCAACACCACTTGGAGATCGATATGACAGTTCAGCAATCCATCGCAGACCTGGCCAAAGCAGGCTACACCGCCTTCCCCAGCACCGCCCCCGACACGATCGTCGTGCAAGACCCCGTCTTCGTTGAGCGCGGCGCTGCTGCCGGTCGCTTCCTCGAGTTCAAGGCCGTGACCATCAAGGTCGACCAGGTCTTCAAGTTCATCAGCGACCGCAGCTAAGGAGATCGACATGCGCAAGTACCTGGTAGCCCTACCCTGTTTCCGGGGCGCGAAAGGGTTCAACCACGCCACGATTCTCGTGGCCGCCAAAGACGAGAACGATGCCCGAACCCTCGTTCGCCACCTGCGCCCGCACGCCAATATCGGCGATGTCAAGCAAGTCAATTACTAAACCGCAACGCAAGAGAGCAACACCATGAACGGATACATCACTCACGGTGACACCACCATCAGACTGTGCAGCCGGGGCTACGACGTGCTGATCGGCACCGTCGCCCCGGCCACTCAGTTCGTGCGCTTTGACAACCTGGACGAAGCCAAAGCCTTCATCGACGGTGGCCGCGTGGTCACTACCCACACCGTCTACGGCCTGGCCACCCAGGCACCGGTCTTGAGCGCTGCCGAGGAAGAGCAGCAGCGCAACCGCCGCGCCTTCATGGGCAACCTGTCCCGCAACGCCCGCAAGGCCCAGTACGACGATCTCTGAAAGACCCCTATGAACTACCACCGCCACAACCAAAATGCCCGCGACCTGAACCGTCGCCTGTTCCAAGACCGCACCGAGCGCCGCGCCGAAGCCGCGTATGCCTTCCTGCGCGCTGTCGCCTGCCTGGGCCTGTTCGCCTTCATCGGCGGCATGTTGGCCTGGAGGGGTTGAGCATGGTCACCCCGAACCACTTCGTGGTCGAAGGCCGCGCCGCGTTGATCGCCGCAGTCCAGGCGGCTGCGTGCGACACCTACGAAGAGGCAAAGCTGAACCCCGTCTACATCACCCTGGGCGCGGGAACCGTCTACCACTTCCCCGAGGGCCTGCACACCACCCGTGCGAACGCCATCTGCCGCAACCTACGTCGAATTCCCCGTAAACACTTTGAAAGCAAAATATGACCCACTTCAAACGCACCGTCGCCTGGCTGCAAGCCTGCGGCAAACAGCCAAGCCCTGAGAACCTGTCCGTCCAGGTCGGCTGTCACATCGAGGAATTCTGCGAGTTCCTGGCCACCCTGCGCACCGACAGCGAGGGCTACGCCAAGCTGATCGACCGCACCCGCCTGGACATGGAGTGGTTCGCCTCCAAGCTCAAGCGCCGCGACCAGTTCGTCTACATCCCGACGCACCTGCGCACCGATGCGCTGGATGCCCTGTGCGATTCCGAAGTCACCGGCAACGGCGTGGCCTACCTGGCCGGGTTCGACAAGGAAGGCGCTGACCTGGCCGTGCTGGACAGCAACGATGACAAGCTGGTGGACGGCGTGCCCGTGATCCTAGAAGGCGGCAAGATCGGCAAGCGCGATGACTGGAAAGCGCCAAGCCTGCGGGGGTTCGTATGATCACCATCACCCTCACGCCCGAGCAACAGCAGGACATCGCCAAGTTCTTCATCCTCGACCGCCGTAAGGAGATGGCCCAGGTGACCAGGAACAACGACGCCCTGAAGCGCCGCACCGACCGCCGCGTGGATCGCGCCAACCAACGCGCCCAAAGTTGGAAGGTGCGCTACAGCGAGGCGCGCAAGCTGCTGCTGGCCGCCCAGGCCGACATCGCCACGCTTCGCCGCCGCCTGCGCAACGCCGAGTGGGAGGACGAATGACCATCGTGTCCTCCTTCGCCGGTAAGACCAACCCGTTTACGGGTGCCGACCTGGTCGCCCTGGTGCCGATCCCCGATGTGCCCACCAAGCGCAAAGGGGCGACAGCCCACGACAAAAAGTTCGAGCAACTGCTGGACTTCAAGCAAGCCCTGAAGATGCCCGAGGCAGAGTTCAGCGGCGTGCGCAAAGCCCTGCAGCGATTCATGGACAACAGGGGCATTCGTGCCACCACGTCCGTGCGTCAGTTCAAGGATTACAAAACCAAGACCTACACCCTGTGGCTGGCCAACGAGCCGCCCCGAGTGACCATCCCCCGAAAGAAAGAAGCAGCATGAGCCACACCATTTGCAACGAGTGCGAAACCGTCGCGCACTGCACCAACCACGGGTGCATTCCGAAGCAGCCAGCCCGCCTGGACATCTTCATCTACACCAAGAGCGCGTGCCCCAACTGCGTGACCGCCAAGCAACTGCTCAAGGCCAACAACCTGCGCTACGTCGAGTGCGACATGGACGACCCCGAGGTGGCCTTCGCCTTCACCTTTGCGCACCCCGACATTCGCCAGATGCCCCAGGTCTTCATCAACGACCAGCGCGTCGGTGGCCTGGCCGGACTGCAGGCTGCGCTCAAGCAGATCAAGGAGGCAAAACAACCTCAATGAAATTTATTTTGCTGAAATACAAGCAAATACAGTTTTCCCCTTGTTTTTCTGTTTAGAATCACCCATCATCAACCCGAAAGGAAATTTTCAAATGTCCCTCGAACAAGCACTGGCTGACAACACAGCCGCCATCAACAACCTGATCGCGGTCTGGTCGAAGCTGAACGCTACGGCCAACCATGTCGCCGCCGTTGCCCAGCCTGGCGACACCCTCACCGCTGCGGGCAAGCCCGTCGCTGAAGTCAAGCCCAAGGCCGAAAGCAAAAAGGTCGAAGCCCCAAAGCCGGAGAGTGCTGCGGCACCTTCCACACAGGAAGCCCCCGCTGCACAGACTGCCTCCTCGCCCGAGCCTACCGAATCAGCGGACGCTGGCGTGACCTACGCCCAGGCCCGTGAACTGGTGCTCAAGCTGGCCGCGACCAACCGCGATGCCATCAAGGCGATCAACACCAAGCACGGCATCGCCAAGCTGTCGGCCCTGCTCAAGGACGAAAACGACTTCGCCAGCGTGATCGACCAGGCCAAGCTCGAAGCCGTGTACGCCGACCTGGCCGCACTGACTGCCTAAGATGGCACACGCTTTCCTTTCCCCCTCTGGCGCTCCGGCCTGGCTTCGTTGCCATGCCAAGGTGTGGCGCGAAAAGGACTTGCCGGACACATCCAGCGAGTCCGCAGACGAGGGCACTGCCGCGCACTTCCTGCGCGACGAATGCCTGACCAACGGCGTTGACGCCACCGAGCACATCGGCAAGCAGATCGTCGTGGAACCAACCGGCGCACGCTGGCTCAAAGAGGTTGACGCATACGCCACCGACTCCCCGGTGTTCGAGGTCGACGCCACGATGGCCCGCGAAGTGCAGAAGTCCATCGACGTGATCCGCGCCATGAAGGGCACGCTGTACCCCGAGATGATCCTGCCCATCGGGTTCATCACCGGCGAAGAAGGCGCAACCGGCACCGCTGACGCGGTCATCATCGACGGCAGCACGCTGACGATCGACGACCTGAAGTACGGCATGGGCGTGGCGGTCGACGCCGAGGAGAACGAACAGCTTCTGATCTATGGCGCTGCCGCCCTGGAAGAGTTGGACGTGCTGGGCGAGATCGACACCCTGCGCATGCGCATCAGCCAGCCCCGCATCAACAACGACAGCGAGTGGACGCTGGACGTGGACGAGGTCAAGCGCCGCGTCATCGAGATCCGCGCCACCGCCGACAAGATCATGGCTGGCCCCGAAGGCCTGGAAGCTGTGCCTGGCGAGAAGCAGTGCCGGTTCTGCAAGGTCAAGGGATCGTGTGAGGAATACCGCAACTTCGTGCTGGGCACCGTGGCCGACGACTTCGTCGACCTGACCAAGGGCGATATGGTGGTGACCGCGATCGAGGCCGAGAAGGTGTTGGCCAGCGTCTATGGCGTCAAGCCCAAGGCCGTGGACTACATGGTCGCCGAGCACGCCTTCGTGATCCACAAGCCCAACATCAAGCCGCAACTGGAACTCGCTGAAGAGCGCATCACCAACAGCGACGACAGCCACCTGGCCACCTGCATGGATGCGCTGGACATGGTCGAGTCCTGGTGCAAGGCCGTGCGTGCCGAGGTTGAGCGCCGCTTGCTGACCGGCAACTTCACCGACGCCCGCTACAAGCTGGTCGAAGGCAAGAAGGGCAATCGCTCTTGGGCGAACCCCGTCGAAGCCGAGGCCGCCATGAAGGCGATGCGCTTGAAGGTCGACGAGATGTACGACATGAAGATCATCTCGCCCACCACAGCCGAGTCCGTGCTGGCCGCCAAGAGTCCACGCAAGTGGAAGAAGTTGCAAGAGCAGATCACGCAAACGCAGGGCAAGCCCAGCGTTGCGCCTGCCAGCGATAAGCGCGCTGCCCTGGACGTGAAGGTCGAGTTTGAACCCGTGACCGAAGACCCCGCAGAGGACTTGATATGACCACCCACCGGTCTGACACCATCCCGACATCGCAAGTGTCGCGGCTGCTGCCACCTGAAGCACGCAACGCCCTTGTGGCCGCGTCCAAGGTGGGCACCACTGGATCGAACGAACGCAACAAAGCGGTCGACGACGACATCACCCACGCAACCCTGCGC